GGCTATAGATTGGGGATTTACCGCCATGACCTATGCCTTATGGGCGGCGCTCAGCCCGGATGATCGTCTGTACTGTTACCGTGAGTACAGCGAGAAGGAAATGAAAACGAGTGAGTGGGCAACGGAAATTGGTAATCTTTCACACGATGAAGAATTAACCGATGTTGTTCTTTGCCGCAGTGCTTGGCAGAATCGCGGCGAAGAGCTTACCCAACAAGAGATTTTCGCTAAATACTCCGGTATGAATGCTCGACAGGCGGACAACGACCGGATAATGGGAAAGTTACTCGTTCAGGAGTATTTGCGATTTGAAGATAAAATAAAAGCTCCGGTGGCAGAGTATGACCAGGAAACCGCGAATAATTTACTAATGAATCGCGGCATCGCGGCATACCAAGCCTATCAGAATTCATTCAGGGATAAGAAGCGCGAGGTCATTCCTAAATTGCAGATTTTCCGCAATTGTACCTCTCTTCGTCAGGCACTTCCTCTCTGTATTTATGCCAAAAAGAACAACATCAGTGATAAACCTGCTGAAGACGTGCGGGAATTCCTTGGTGACGATCCCTATGATGCCTTACGTTATTTAATTTGTTCGGTGAATAACCATTTAGGAAGAATGGGAGCCGAGGCGGAATCTAGAAGGCTTGAGGACGACGCAATAAAGAACCTCGAGAAGACAAGGGATTGGACCTCATATTATAGGAGAATGGAATATTTGGAGCGGCGCGCCCATTATGACCCACGGCCGGTCCCCAGGTCGAGACTGAGAGTTGGGAGATGAATTTATACGGGAAATCTGGGAAGGAGTAGTGACTCTCCAGGTGAACAAATCAACAAATAGGGTAGGAGAGACAACCGTAGCGTCAGAGGTGCGGCAACGGTTGCATATGAGTCTACTTAACTCAAGCACAGTGGTACGCTTTGAAGGGAGGTGGCAATCAGCTTTGTTTAGCTTAAGCAAACTAGCGAGCGAAAAACAAGCGGCGCGCGAATCTTTAAGTTCCAGTACTTGTGCTTCTAAATCGCAAGGGACCATCCTATCTACCCGACCGTATAAAAAGTCTTCCACTGTGCTAGGAAGGAGAGGGGTGCACCACCTCTGGTCCGAAAACCGCACCCCTCTACAATGAGATGAAGAAGATCCTAATGTACACCTTAAGTGTCATATGGATAATTGGGATATTCTTGGCTCTTATTTGGATTTCAGCGGATAACGATGTAGCTTGCGATGACGATCATTCTGTTGATGGCTATTGCGCGGGAGTAAGATGAAGATATTTGCGCCAATCACTTCGAGACTTGATGTCATAATCACCCTTCTTAAGGAAGGTAATGAAGACTTGCGCCGCTTGACTACAGAAGTCCGGGAGGCTCGTAATGACTTCAAGGTTTATTCGGAGCGGCCGATTGAGGACCGGCCTCCTCCGCAGCAGGCAGTAGCGACTATGCCTAAATCTTGGGGAAGATTTAAAAGGGAGTTGGAAATTGCAGACTTCGAGCGCGCCGTACGAGAAAGAGAAGGTCAAAATGCCTTTAAGGAAAGGTAAAAGTAAGAAAGTTATATCTCAGAATATTTCTGAAATGGTCAGATCGGGTCATCCTCAGAAACAAGCCGTCGCGGCCTCACTAAGTCAGGCTAGGAGTTCTGGAGGTAAGGGAATAGATAGGAAATTGGGAACGACGCACGAGCCTAAGCCAATAATGCACGAGGTTCCAGGTCTTGGAAGACAACGTAAGAAGAAGTAAACTTGACTTGGCGATAGAGTTTGCGGAGCTTTTATTTATGAAGAGTCAACTTGAATGCCACATTAATAATTGCCCGCAGTGCGCCCGACTCAACGCGGAGATCATTGAGATTCATAACGATCTTGGAGACTTGGCTATCCATTTGAAGGAAGTTAAGCGTGAATCCAACTCCTAAAACGACGGCAAAGAAGGACGAGAATAATCGGAACCTTCCGAAAGAACTACAGGACTGTCTTAAGTATCTCATTGATAAATATGAGAAAGAAGACGGTTGGGTTCGGAAACAGATGATTAAGCTCTGGAAGAAAAACGAGGAATTTTGGCACGGTATTCAGTTCATCTTTTGGTCAGAGACTAAACAAGATTGGATGGCGCCCATCGGGACTTCAGGACTTAGATGGTTTGCTGAGACGGAAGGGCGCGAAGGAGCTGAAGGTCCGTTTTACGATTTCGTTGTAAACATCTATAAAGCTCATGGTGAGGCCGTCATTTCTGCGCTGTCGAGTCAGGTGCCAACTGTTAGATTTCCTCCTGATGATGCCGAGGATGCGGACGACGTTCAAACGTCAAGGACTTATTCAAAGATTGTTGATTTAATCCATCGGCACAATCAAGTCAAAGTTCTCCAGTTAATGTCAATGTTCACTCTCTGGAATCAGGGGATACTGGCCTGGTATTGTGCGCCGCGCGCCGACAAAGCTTTTGGTACGGTCAATATTGAGACTTACAAGAAAGAATTAAGCTGTCCTAATTGTGAACAGACACAGCCGGTTGATGATGAAGAGGATTTAATTGAAGGATTACATGCTTGTCCGAATTGCGGGAGTCCTCTTGAAGTTCGCACTGTACTGGACGGTTTTCAGGAAAGCCCAAAGACACGGGTAATTGTGGAGCATTATGGTGGACTTCACGTAAAGATTCCTTATTGGGCGCAAAAACAAGGTGATATGTCGTATTTAATAAAGGCTCAGGATCAACCTAAGCCTTTCTTAAAGTCGATATACGACCATATTGCTGATAAGATTGAGAACGATGAGGGAGACTCACAGGAGTACGAACGGATGGCGCGCACTCCTTCATCCTACACTAGCTTTAGTAGAAGCGACGATAATCGAGACTTAGCTACTCATAGGCAGGTTTGGCTCCGTACCTGGGCATTCGAGGGATTACCTAAAGACAAAGAGGAGGAAAAGAAGAAACTTTATAAGTTATTCCCCTCAGGATGTTACGTGGCGTATGTTGGCAACACATATGCTGAATCCAGGGATGAGGGTATGGATAAGCATTGGACCGTTGTTAAAGGTGGTCTCTCAACATACATTCATTCAGATGCAATAGGCCAACCTCTTATCAGCATCCAGGAGTTACGGAACGTCACCGTCAATCTTACGGCTGAAACTATAGAACAAGGTATTGGCTCGGGATTTGCGGACTCGTCGGTTTTGAACTTCGATGTGTACTCGAAACACGAGGCGCGCCCCGGCATGATGTACCCCGTGCGGCCCAAGGCTGGACAGAACGTGTCTGACTCCTTTTTTGAATTTGGAAGGGCGACGTTGAGCAAGGAGGTTGGACCTTTCGTTAATCAACTGGACAAAGACGCTCAGTTTTCCGTCGGTAGCTTCCCCTCGATATACGGCGGACCCGCAGAAGGGAAGTCCAGGACATTAGGTGAATACCAGGAGTCGCGCCAACAAGCCCTTCAACGACTCCGTATACTCTGGACTCTCTTCTGCGTTTATTGGGCCAAACTGATGGAGAAATGCGTTCATCTCTATGTGGAGAACATGATTGAGGACGAAAGGTTTACCGTCCCAGATCCGACTAATAAGGACAATTACGTGAATGTTTGGATTAAGAAAGCCGAGATGACTGGGCACGTTGGAGAAGTGGAGCCTGAAGGTTCCGATCAATTCCCTCTGACTATACCTCAGAAGATGTCTATATTCTTCAAGTTATTAGAGATGAATAATCCGATGATCCAAACTGCTTTATTCGATCCTTCAAATCGGAGATACCTTGCAGACTTGACTGGATTTACCGAGCTTAGTATTCCGGGTGAGGATCAGAGGATCAAGCAATGTATCGAGACTAACGAAATCATTTCAGGTATTCCCGTTCAAGTCGAACCACTTGTGGACGATCATCAAGTTCACCTCACTACTCTGAAGGAGTTTATGGTTAGCTCTGAGGGAATGGAGCTTAAAAGGCAGAATCCTCAAGCCTATATGCTCCTAATGCAGCATATGCAGCAACATCAGCAATTCATCCAACAGGCTCA